GTCCGCGTGTGCGCAAATACACGAGCACCTGGCCAAGGCGCCCCCTGCGGGACTGCGGTGCGCATGGTCGTCAATCATGTGGGGGCAATGCACATTGGGTCACAACATTTTCTAATATATTGGATCAACCTCAACCCAACAGTCTAGCGAGCAGCTGGAGTGTTGGGGAAGTATGAAAACAAAAATAAAGAAAACGAAGTTAAAACAACGTGCGGCCCCCCCGCTACAAAATGCCCCAATGAGCGCGAGTCAAAGATGGTGAGGTAAACCTCTGATGACATCTTTGGATCGCGCTGATTGGGGCGGGGAAATCACATCAAGGCGAGCGCCAGGGGAGCTCCAGCCTTAATAAGCGGCGCTGCTGCTCGAAGAGCACGTGCGCCTGTATTCACGATACCAGGGACGAAAGAGAGTGCGGTCTCAGCGATAGAAGATATCGAACTGATTACGCTTGATAAATCGTCGGATGGGGTCGTAGTGGGCTGGTGAGTCGAAAGGGCTGTCGACACAACGGACATCCCGACTGGGTCGGAATGTGAGTGGGTGAGAGTGGGAAGATTAGCACCAACAACCTCAAAGAAACAAATAGCATCGAACTCAAATGTTGTGCCAGGGGTGGCACCTGTAATGAGAAGGAGCTGCGAGTACTCTGGGGTGAGGACAACAGACGAGTTTTGGTATGAGATGTCTTGAGCTCGAGCCGGTTTAAAAACCGACGAGTGCCACTCACGGTCAACTGGGACCGTGACTGTCTCAAGATTATTGAGAAAGACGTCTAATGCACTACCAGGTATGTTGCCATTATTGGGTTGCCTGTATGAAATGATACGACCACCTCGATTAAGTTCATTACCAGCGTAACGGATACGAATTCCGCAACCTACCACACGGTAATCGCGAGTATCGCCGACGTGGGTGAATACGGAATTCCCAAAGAAGGACTGAATGTCGGGCAAAGCAGGATTGAAAGTTGAGGCAGCATACGTCGCCGTAGTGGCGCGAACACAGGGTTGTGTGCCGTAGGCTAATAGCCAAGGATCAATTGTTGCAAAGCCAACACCTTGAGTGCCAACTTGAAACGTACCCCTACAAATAG